GTGGTTCACAAACTATACCAGTAACTGTAACTTATCAAGCATAAAAAAATAGAGAAATATGGCACTTATTACAGACCCTAATATAACCGCCCAATTAGCAGACTTGGCTAACACCGGTACAATTGATACTAATGCGATTATATCAATTTTAAATCAGGCGTTACCACCAGCTCAGCAATTATCGGCTGGTTCGGGTGTAACTACTGGAATTTACAAAAGATTTGGAGATTTCGATAAAGTTAATGCTAAAGTAGAAGTTGTAACTACTGGATTATGGAGCAGCGATTCTGGTTCATTAGCATCATTCTTCACATCATCAGCACAAACATTGACTACAACGGGTCAATATTATTACAACGTTTATAATCTGAATCCAATAACACAAAATTCAGCAGAAGTACAATTTGCGGTAGCATACGGACATGTGAATGGAAGTGGTTCGGTAACTTTAGATATTGATGATAGTTCGTTATTAGCTACAAAAGCTACTTACGCTCAATATCGTTCAATGTTATTAGATGACCCAACCCAAAAATTCCAATTTGAAAATGGAAGTGGAATTGCTACTGATTCAAATGATATCTATATCATAAATGTAGCTAGAGCTAGATTTAGAGAAGAAATGGATGCTGGTAACTGGTCATTGAAATTGGCTGGTGGAAATGGTACATTTACTTTTATTGATGATAGTGGTAAGAAATTTGGTGATTCATTTGGTAGAGCTGGTAGAGTATTTAAAGTTGTATCTGGTTCACTTAATTTGGGAACTCAAAATGAAGCAACTGTAAATACAACAACTGCATCAAACGGACAAGGATATGGTTTATTCTATCCTGATAGAGGAATTATAGTATTAAATCCGGCTGCAATTGGAACAACCGTTGGTACTATTGCAAATGAAACATTGTGGACAGATGATGGCTCAGTTATCATTAGTGGTAGCGTAACACCATCAACATTTACAACCACAGAACAATTTAACCACGCTAGATTACTTCAAGCAATCCGTAGAGGTGGTGATTTTGAAGCAAGAAGAACTGAAGATGTATCAACTCAACATTTCTTTGTTAGAGCAACAAATAGAGAGTTCAATTACTCAAACAACCCAACTTATGTAAATACCGATGGTACTTTTTCAGAACCATCATTTGAGAGTGACCCAAAAACATTCATTACAACTGTTGGATTATTAAATGATGCAAATGAGATGATAGCAGTAGCTAAAACATCTCAACCAATTCCTAAATCATTTGATAAGGAAGTATTAATCAAAGTTAAACTTTCATTTTAATTAAACCTTAAACTTTTAATATAAAACCCCCGAAAGGGGGTTTTTCGTTTAAGGAATATTTATACTAAACCTCAATTTGAATGATAAAAGAGATTCCAAAATCGGATATTGCTGTAAGACCACTCAAAGTTTACAAAGAGTGGACTTTGGATGAGAATGATATTACCCCAATATTTGGATTAGAAGAAACAGGTTCTTTATTCGATACGGATACTGATGAAAAAAGCGCAGGAATCCATAGAAGGATTATATATGAATCAATAAAATCTCAATTTTACACAAATTCGGCAACATCATCTATTCTTACTGAAGTTGGCCGAAGAGAATCTTATGCATCAACTGATGAAAGAATTTTGGGAACTGAATTTGCATTAATACCAATTCCACAACAAAAATATGGAGAAGGTATTAAAATTGGTAGTGTAATATTAGAAGATGAAACATTGGGAAGAACATATACCGATGATGGATATTCTAATTTATTGGATTCTGGTAGTAATATAAAAGGAAATATATTCTATGACAGAGGATTTGTAATTGTAACAAAAGATGTAGTTAGTGGTTCAGTATTAAATAATTTTACTTTAAACTATCGTTCAACTGTAACAATATATGAAAACGAAATCTTTTTATCAGTATTAGAAAACGAATTTAATGTTTCACAAAATCCATCTGCGGTTGATTGGAATACTGATAGAAGTTTTGGTAAAATAAAATTACATAGTATTCAATCTTCTATAAACCCAACTAAGTTTGGAGGGTTTGATGATTATGATTATTCATCATCAATAGACCCAACCGGTTCTTATTTGGCACCATATATTACTACAATAGGATTATATGATAATGAATTAAATATGGTTGCGGTGGCTAAATTACCACAACCAATTAAATCATTACCAGATTATCCTTTAAATTTTATAGTTCGTTTTGACACATAAGGTTATATTTATATAAAGTAAACTACAAACCAAATGGCAAGTATCTTAGAAATATACGAAAAAGGAGTACCTAAAACAGGAACAGCTAACACTAAAGGTGGAGATAAAACCTTAATTGAGGCTGATGGTGGATTGAATCTTTCAAAAGATGAAAAGAGACTAGAAAAAAGTAGAGGTGGTAAATTAAATATCAAAAAATACTCCGATACTGTTGTAAAGAAGTAAATCAATGAGTTGGAAATTTAATGGAATAGAGGTTACAGAAGAAAGCACACCTGAAGGTGCGGTTGGGTTTGTCTATAAAATCACACATACCCCAACTGGTAAATTCTATATTGGTAAAAAATCACTTACTTCAACTCGTAGGTTAAAACCCCTAAAAGGTAAGGTTCGTAAAAGAGTAGTTCGTAAGGCTTCCGATTGGGAGAAGTACTATTCATCAAACGAATGGATTAAATCTGAAGTAAAAGAAGGTAGAGCTGGTGATTTTGAAAGAGAAATCATTTTATTCTGCTTTACTAAAAAATCATTAACATATTGGGAAGTATATTGGCAGTTCAAATTAGATGTACTGGCAAATCCCCTATCTATAAACGAAAATCTTATGGGAAAATTCTTCCGTAGGGATTTACAATAACTCAAATTATGCAAATACCAGAAATAGCTAAAAAGTACGGAATTTCCGAAAATTTTTTAAACTCAAAGGAAGATGCTCATACAATTGCAGCAGCATCGTTATTAGACCTTAAACAAATGGTCATCCAAAATCAACCAAGAGAGGTTATAGCTAACAAATTGCAGTTCTTAGCAGACTTTCTAATAGATATTAAAAACTCTAACCATTAAATTTGGTTTTATCGAATAGTTTTCGTATATTTGTGGAAAGTATATCCATATTATGCTAAGCGGAAAAAACAGGCTATCGGTAATAACAATATTAGATTCGGCATTGGGCGTTGGTTCATCCTTAAAGGGGAACGAACAGGCTCACTATTGTCCATTTTGTCATCACCATAAGAAGAAACTTCAAATAAACTTAGATAGTCAACAATGGCATTGTTGGGTATGTGATGCAAAGGGTAAACGTATATCATCATTACTTAAAAAGGTAAAAGCAGATATAAAAGATATCCAACGATTAAAAGATATCTATGGAGATGAGTATGAGATATACATAGCCGATGACTATCCAGAAAAATTAGAACTACCAACCGAATTTAAACAATTATATTTTAAACCAAAAGGTATCAATCCTTCATATAATCAAGCTATACATTATCTTAGTAAGCGTGGTATAACAATGGCTGATATTGTAAAATATAATATTGGTTATTGTGATAGTGGAGATTATGCTGGTAGAATTATTGTGATGCATTTTCGGTTAAACGAAATGTAATTCCTTTGTTGGGAAAATATCTTTTACAAAAGCTAAAAGATAAAATTATAGAAAGTGGGATTAAAGAAATAACCATACTATTGGATTCAGATGCAATAGAGGATTCTACAAAACACACTAACTATTTTATAAAAAATGGAATCAAAGTAAAAAACATTATCCCATCTGATAAAGATGCTGGAGAAATGGGTTTTACTAAAGTGATAAATTTAATAAAAGAATCATCCGAAACTAAATGGGATGATTTGGTCTTAACTAAATTAAAAAATCTATGAGTTTGAAGAGAATATACCATATAGCAGATATTCATATCCGAAATTTAAAAAGACATAAAGAATATCGTTTGGTATTTGATAAAATGTTTGAAGAAATCCGTAAAAGAGGAACGGAAGATTCAATCATTTATTTGGCTGGAGATATAGCTCATGCTAAGTTGGAAATGTCACCTGAATTGGTGAAGGAAATTAGTTGGTTATTTACTGAATGTTCCAAATTGTGTCCAACGATTCTTATTGCTGGTAATCACGATTGTAATATGAATAATTCGGATAGATTGGATGTATTATCTCCAATAGTAGATGCGTTAAATCTAAACGATTTCCATTACTTAAAAGATACTCAGGTTTATTCAATTGGTGGTGTAGATTTCTCTGTTTTCAGTATTTTTGATAAGAGGGATAATTGGCCATCTGCTGATACCTTATTTGGTAATAAGAAGATTGCATTATTTCATGGACCGGTTGATTCATCACAAACTGATGTTGGATATGTGGTTAGTAGTAGACACTTTACAACTGATATGTTTGATGGATACGATTTAGCACTTTTAGGTGATATCCACAAAAGACAAGAAATGATTTCACCAAGCGGATGTAAGGTGGTATATGCTGGTTCATTGGTACAACAAAACTTTGGTGAGAGTTTAGATAAGCACGGATTCTTAGCTTGGGATTTGGATACAATGACCTATGAAGAAATTGATTTACCAAACGATTACGGATACTATACATTAGATATTGATGGTGGTGTGGTACCTGATGTGAATGATATACCAAAATATGCTCGATTGAGAGTAAGATTATCCAATACCGATACTGCGGATACAAAGCGTATGGTAACGGAAATCAAAAAGAAATATGGTATTGAGGATTTCACTATTATTAGAACGGATTCGATGAACAAATTGAAAACCGGAAATAGGATATCTAAGTTGGATTTTGAAGATATAACGGATGTAGAATACCAAAATACTCTTGTTAAGGAATACCTACAAAGAATGATGCCATTTATATCCAATGAAGATTTGGAAGGTATCGAAGATATACACAAAGAGATAGCTGGAAAGATTCAAAACGATGATATAATTCGAAACATAAGTTGGAAGCCGGTAAAGTTTGAATTCTCTAATATGTTCTCCTACGGTGAAAGCAATAAGATTGACTTCACAAAAGCGGAAGGACTGATGGGATTATTCGCACCAAATACAGCCGGTAAATCATCCCTATTTGATGCAATATCCTTTTGTATGTTCGATAAGTGTAGTAGAGCATACAAAGCATCACACATAATGAACAATAGAAAGGATACCTTCAGTTGTAAACTACATTTCCAAATAGATGGTGTAGATTACTTCATCAAAAGGGAAGCTAAGACCATTAATAAGGGAAAGAACGTAAAGGTAGATGTAGAATTTTGGAAAGAAGTGGGTGGGGAGATTGAATCCCTTAACGGAACGGAACGAAGGGATACTAATACAATCATAGAACAATACGTTGGTAGATACGAAGATTTCGTACTAACTGCTCTATCCCTACAAGGTAACAATGCTTTATTCATTGATAAATCTCAATCTGAAAGGAAAGACCTGTTAGCACAATTTATGGGACTGACGGTGTTTGATAAGCTGTACGAAGGAGCAAATGAGGAGATTAAGGAAGTGGCAGCACTTATCAGAAATTTTAAAAGGACGGATTTTACGACAGAATTAGCGGAAAAGGAAACTGATTTAAAACAAAAGAAACTTCGACTTGGAGAGTTAAATGATAGTATTAAGGAATTAAATAAATCAAAAGATTCTATTCAAACTGAAATTTCTGAATTAAATAAATCCATAACACCTATTGATAAAAATCTTAATATTTCTAAATTAGAGGATTCTAAATCTAATTTGACAAAAAAGATAAGTGGTGTTGAAAAGGAAATAAGTGAAAAGTTATCTAAGATTGATGAGTACCAAAACCTATTAGGTGAAGTTTCACAATCAATTAACCAACATGCCGAAGTAAATGGATTACCTATTGATACTGCTAAGAAAGAGTGGGATTCGGCAAAAGGTAAATTGGTAGAAATTCAACAACAAATAGACCGTTTGGAAACTCAATATGAGGGTAACTTAGAAAAGTTAAAACATTTGGAGCAACATGAGTATGACCCAAATTGTAAGTTTTGTATGAATAACGTATTTGTAAAGGATGCGATACAAACCAAAGAGACTGTAAAAGAGCAAGAGAAGCAATTAGAGGAGCTCAATTCAGCACACCAATCACTTATCAAGTCTAGCGAACCACTATCTGAGGTCGAAGATGTATGGGAGAAATTAGTTGAGTTGAGAAACAAATATCAGAAAGGTAAAGTTATCAAAGAAAAGGCTCAAGCAGAACTTAAATCATTAGAACACCAAACCGAATTGTATCAAACACAAATGAGTGGTGTTGAATCTGATATTCAAAAATACTATGAAAATGAAGCCACAATATCTGAAAACCAAAAGATAGAAATAGCAATTTCTGAATTAGATGGTAAGAAAAAAGATATTGAAAAGAGTTTGGCTACATACAATAAAGAATTATTAGATATAACTGGAAAAATTGGTTCAATTGAATCATTCATTGTAGGTATAAAACAAAAGATGGATGATGTTAAAAATTTAGAAAACAAAAACCAATTATATACCTATTATTTGGATGCGGTAAAGAGGGATGGTGTACCTTACGAATTAATTTCAAAAGCAATGCCTGTAATTGAAAACGAAGTAAACAATATATTAGGTCAAATTGTTGATTTTGGAATTGTAATGGATGTAGATGGTAAAAGTATTAATGCTAAAATTGTCTATGAGGACCAAG